CTACTACAGAACTTGGAACAGAAGAGTTATTGATACCACCATTATTAGAGGTAGAGAAAGAAGCAAAATTTTCCTCTGCGGAGTTTGTATTTACAATTCCTGCAAACGTGGTTCCAGGAGAGTCTTCGTTATATGCAGCAATAACAGTATTTCTAACAGGCCTAGTTGTCGTTAGTGTAAGTCCTGTTACGCTCTCACTAAAGTTACCGCTAGTATCACGAGTTCGTACTAAATAAGTAAAAGTACCAAAAGTATCAATATTAACAGTAAATCTAGCGCCTCCCGCAGCTTCTGTATGATATGCGTCAGCAATTACAAAATTAGAAGAATTAATAGTAGCTGTTCCCGGTATGCGCCTAATAACTACTTCTTTTAGATCTAAATCAGATAGCTCATCGTTAGTTCGTGGATAAGACCAGAAAAAAGTTATCTGATCAGATAGCTGGCCTCCAGTAAAGTTAATAACGTTTTGTGGAGGAGCTGTCTTACCTAAAATAGTTTGTGTTACTGTTGTAGTTTGTCCTCTAATATCTTTGTTTAGTGGAGTAATCCTAATATTTAAAGTATTAACCTGTGAACTAGCACCTCTATCAATGTTGTTTATAAGATATCTAACTTTTCCATCAGAATCGACAGCTGTTGCCGGAATTTTTACAGAAGTAAAAGAAGTTAGATCGGCAGACTCTCCTGTAATACGATAAGAAACTTCATAATCTGTTACTTCTGAGTTTTGTAAATGATCAAAGGCTACAATAGCTCTAACAGCTACACCACCAACTTGTTCTTTGTACAAGGATTCTGTAATAACAACATTTTGAACCTTTGGGATAAGAAGGTTTTCTATTGTAAGAGCTTTAGTTACATAAGGGCTGGCTCGTCCTGCTCTATTTTTATTTCTTGCTCTAACTATCGTGGTTCCTGTAGATAAGTTTCTTATAGTTCTATTTTCTGTTAAAAATACTTTTTCAAAACCCTCACCATAAGCTACATCATATACATAGCTATTAGCTAAGTTAAAATTACCAGGATAAATAGCTTTATTATAATCAAAAGTAAAATTAGCGGCACTTTGATTTACATTGGCGATTACTCCAATAGGGTTTGGAGAAATATTTATAGCAGTAAATCCGCTTACATTAGACCGAGGACGCTTAGATAATGTGATAGAATAAATATTATTAGAAGTTAGCGCAGCATTATATGACGGGTCTGCTGGGTCATAAGACACGTTAGCAACAGAAAATACGTTATCTGAAAGAATTTGAACATTATCCCCTATTTCAATAGCAGGAACAGTATAATGATCTATCAATACTTTAATAGTTTCTTCTCCTTCTTCAATAGTATAAGTTATATTAGGAGGAGAAGTATCTTTATTAAAAGTAAACTGTCCAGCAGTTTTCTTTATGCCATCTACATATACTGTGATAAAATTTTTGTCTCTAGGAGTAATTTCAAGAGGCTCTACATGAGTACTTGCTCCTGATACAAAAGTATTATTCCTAATATACGTAATATCAGAGCCAGCTACATAAATATCTGGTGTAGTATCTAAATATCTAGAATCTAAAAGTTGATTAATAGTTACATAAAAAGGAGCTGGAGGAAGCAAATCAACTAATCTTATGCCTAAATTTTCTGTATTTTCTACTTCAATACTTAAAGCATCTCCTAAATCTATATCGTCACCAGTTTCATTAAAAGCAGTTACATTAGCGCTGTATTCAGTTAATTGACCTCCAAAATTTTGTATAAGTAAAGGAGTATCTGTTTTACCAATAATCGGGAATGATAGCTGATCTATTCCTTTTAAAGGAATAGAGCCATCATTAGTTCGTAAAACATGTTTACCGATATTAGTATCAAAAGCAACATTTAATCCTTCAACAGTAAATCTAATGCTAGAGCTGTCATCTATAGCAGCTACCGAGTTACATAGTAATCTAATTTCTCCTAAATTAGTATCAAATCCATTTTTTCCAACCAACACGGCTACGCCGGTAGCATCAGCTAAAGCAGCAGTATTAGAAGGAGTAAAGGACAAAGTACCAAAAGTAGCAGCATTTACATTTGTATCAAGTTGACCTGATAGCATTGTTTGAGATTCATCAGTTCTCATAATCTCAAACTCTGTAGCAAAAGCAAGACCGTATCCTGTTCTTTCCGTAGAGACATCAATAAATAAGTCTGTGGTTAAAGAACCGTCTTGTTCCCTTCTAGTTAGAGGCTGTAGCTTAAATTGCGGAGCCGGTGGTGGACGAAGAGGACTTGTAGTATCAATATAATCAGTTGGAGTATAGTCAATAAAAGTATCAGAATCTACATAAATATTTGACACATATTCAATAGAGTCAACTACAACTTCGTGATCCTCATTTCTAGTAATAGAAGTAATTTTAAATAGTTTATCTGATTTTGCTGAATAAATATTATTAGGATCATCAATCTCACCAAGAGTCCATAAATCACCTATAGTTGGAACATCATTAGCTTGAAAACCAGTAGAATCTATACCACTATCAAAAGCTTGTGTTATATAGTTATATTTAGAAATTACATTAACTCTTGCTCTATCAAAACCAGAAGTAACATTGCCTGTATCTAATAATTGATAATCGGTATTAGATAATAAAAATAATTCAATTCTATCTCTGTCAGAGCGAAATACTCGAAGTATAAGCGGATTTGTATTTGCAGTAAATACAGAAGCAGACAAAGAAGGAGTAGTTAGATGTTCAAGTATTACGTTACCCGCTTGCACAGTATCAGAACCTAAAGTTGAGTTTGAAACAACTTTACCGGCATAACCCCAAGCAATACCAATATTTCTTTGAGCGACCGATACAACATCTCCAGGAGATAGCAATAAAGCTTCTGCTGAGGTAGTCCACTGAGCTCGACGACGCAAAAATTTAGAAGCAGCAATATGATATTGGGCATATCTAAGAGCTTGACTTCTACGAGTTACCCCGAATAAATCAAGAGACGCAACATTTTCAATTTCTGACTTTTGCACACCATCATTTCTATCTGTAGTATCAATACGAACTACTTCTCGTTTAAAGTGGTTAGTAGGGTCAATATACGATACATCTACACCTGTTAAAATATCACTCTCTTTAATACCGCTTATTTGAAAACTGCCGTCTTTAATATTAGATTCATTAAATACTGCTACAGGAATTTCATTAGGCATATCAACTGCAAGAGTAATTTTACCCCCAGAATAAACTAACGCTCCTCTAAAAATTGATGTTATTTGGTTAATAGTATCCATTGCTTGAGATTGATCAATGATAGTACAGTCACAAATAAAACGTCTTTCTTTAATCTTAATAAAAGATGACAAACCAAATTGATTTTCTCTACTATCTGTAAATAATCCTCTTGGTTTATGTCTAAAAGTACCGTCTGCTAAAGAATCTATGCCCTCAAAAGCTCCTGTAATTACGTTACAAGCATCGCAATATTGAGCAACTTGATAAAATTTAAATTTATCAATATTTTCTTCTGCAATCCCTAAACCATATGTTTTATTAGTTAATATATCATAAGTAATCCAAACAGGGTTTTGAGACCAAGCATAGATAAAAGTTCCGTCCCACACACCTTTATAAATAACAGGGTTAGCACTGGTTTGAACAGTTAGTCCTGATTGTTGTAATCTGTAGCCTCTTTGAGTATAGCCAATTTGTACTCCAGAAACACCGTCAATTTCAGCTGTACCTGTTTCTGGAAGTTCTAATTCTCTCCAATCTATCTCTCCTGTTTCTAAGATAGGTTGATTATAGTTTGAGGGAACCTTTACTAGCAATCCTTTTATTAAAGAAGTAAAGTTAGGCACGCCTCCTGTATATTCAGAATGTGCTTTAATAGCATAACCAATATGAGCAGTTCTTGGATACGCTTGTCTTTTATATTTAATTTCAAACCAGCCACTTAATTGAATTTCTTCGGAAACAGTAGATTTTTCTGAGTCACCAGAAGTTTTTTCTACAGTAAATTTATATCCATCAGTAGACCTTTTTTCTTCAGGAATCAAAACAGTAATAGTAAATTTAAATGGAGTGTTTGTTTTTCCAGAAATAGTAGCGTTTCCAGCAGTTACTGTATCCTCATCTCCTGTATCAGCAATAGTTTCTGTTCCAGCTCTGTTAAATATACGAATACGCAAGGAAATAGAGTGTCCATTAATATCTCCGTTAGTGGCTTGTGTCAATAAAGAGTTTAGTGTAAAAGAAAAGCGAAGAGCATCCCAATCATCAGCACTTGTATCTTGTAACTCAACTGAGGATTTTGGTATTCCAGTAACATTACCCTTTTTCAATCTAACAGGAGATTGAAAATTTTGGGGAGTTACAATTTCTTCTCCAAATACTCGAAGAGGTGATTGAGTTACGGTTCCTGTATTTGAAATAGTTTTAAATTTCTCTGTATTTTCTCGTCCATCTCCGTCTAGATTAATTAAATCATCAATACCGCCGTCTTGAATTTCAATGTCTTGAGGCCCGTTAGGATTAATTCTATATACAGGACCTTCTCCAACAGCATTAGTAACAAATAAAATATCAGTAGAGAATAAACTATTTTCAGCTTCAACAGGAGTATGAGTAGTACCTCCCCCTTTTCCCCCACCTTTATTATGCACGCGTACATCATTAGCAATATAAGTATGTGCTTTACTTACAGTAAAATTATAACTAGAACCGCTACCCGCAGGCTCAATACTTTCAATAGGAGAAATTTGCCCATCTTTAGTAACTACTTGATCTTTTGTAGTAAGCTGACCTGCCTCTAAAAATAGTCCTGAATCGGCTAAAATCCAATGATTAGGGGTTACAGTAAACTCTCCTGCCCAGTGTTTAATTGTAATAAACTCATCGTTTTCGTGATAAAAAGTCTCACTCACCGTGGCAGGGCTAAGAACACCGTTTTTATTAAAGGCAAGCACAACATCTAAATTTTTAATATCTTCAATGGGTTTAGTACTACCATCTGCCATTGTTATGGCAGTTCCCGCAGGAAAACAGCCACCTTTAGCTCCTACAATATAAGGAATTCGTCTACCTTTATATGAATTATAATGTCTAATAACGCTCATTAGGCTGCCTCATCTAAAATAGCATTTGGAGTATGATTTGCTTGAAACAACGATTGCACCGCAGGATCATTACCTTTACCGTGAGCAGTGGTGTGAAGATAACCACTAACAAACTGCCCTGCTACTCGTGTCATTCCATAATTTAGTGCTATAGGTGTTCCTGACTCTGTTGAGTTTTGTAAAGAATTAAACATATTATTTTCTGTTCTTGCCGCCGAGTCGGGAGTAGCCGCAACAGGAGACTTAGGTTTTTTAGTAAATAACGAAGTTATAAAGCTTATAGCTAAGTTACCAATAATAGATTTTAAAAAAGTAGGCATATTCGAAACGGCTGTTCCTAGACTTCCAAATATACTTGCGCTTGCTTGGCTTCCTGAAACCACTGCTGCTTCAGCTCCGACGGCGCCAACAGCGTCTGCTCCTCCCATTATAACAGCGGTAGATGGGTTAGCTGCCATCAAACCAAAACCTCCTGTAGCAACAGCTAAAACAGCAAAAGCTGCAATAGCAATAAAACCACGTTTGCCGCCTCCTCCTACAATCATAGGAGCTACATAATATACATCGTCATCTTTTATTTTTTTCATTTGTTTAGTGTTATAGTCTAATGCTCTAAAAGTAGAGTCTACTAAACAAACTGCTTCTTCAGTATCTTTTCGTTGAACAGCCTTTAAATACGCATCAAATTTTGGATGCAAATTTCGTAAATATAAATGTATATCTTCAAAGTCAATTACTTCAAGGCTATAAGAGCTTTGATCAAAATAAGGTTTGTAAGATGAATGTATACGAAGTTCTATCTGCATCTAAGCCGCCTCATCTAAAATAGCATTTGGAGTTTGATTAGCTTGAAATATAGATTGAACGGAAGGATCATTACCTTTTCCGTGTTGTGTTGTATGTAAATAACCGCTTACAAATTGCCCAGATACTCGTGTCATTCCATAGTGTAAAGGTATAGAAGCACCCGCCTCTGTTGAGTTTTGTAATGCTCCGAACATGTTATTTTCTGTTCTTGCCGCTGAATCTGGAGAACCAGAAACAGGATTTTTAGGTTTTGAGGTAAAAGCAGATATTAACATATTTAATCCCATCATACCAATACCTACCATCAGTGATGTCATAAAAGATCCCATTACTGCAAAGCCTGCTGACATTACAGTAGTAAAACTTCCTACTGCTGCACCTGCTGTGGTGCCTGCAATAGCTTGTATTTGTGCCATTTGCGCAGCGTAGCCTATAGAATAAGGCACAGCAATAGCAATAGCAATTAAGGCTATCGCCATAACAATCATTCCTCCTTTACCGCCACCTCCAGCAATAATAGGGGTAATATAAATAGTTTCTCCCTGTTTAGGACGTTTTACATTTTGTATGTCAGAAGTAATACAATTAAATTTTTGATCTACTAAGCCTACACACTCTTCTATTTCACCTAGTTCAATTCTACGAAGATAATTAGCAAAGCGTGGCTGCACTCCTTTAAGATATAGCACAATATCTGAATAAGTAGTTATATCAACCTCATAACTATCTTGTTCAAAATATTTTTTATAGGCAGAATGAAATTTTACATTAACCTTCAAGATGTTTTTCCTCAAACCGATCAAATTTTAAAGCATTTACCTTATTATCATACCAGTATATAAAAAATTTCTCGCCGAAACCAACCAAAAATTTATACTCTTGGAAAGCAGCCCCAATTTTATCTTCTTTACTTGGAATCGGATTATCATCGCCTGGATGTGAGTGAAAAATTCCCCAAATCTGTTCATCATACTGAATTAAGGCACCAGGGTCTAAAATAAAACTTAAAGTAGGTTCATTACTTAAATTTAAGCATGGAACATAACTAAAGTCTTTTAAAATTAAACCACACGCTTCTCTAGGATAATCTCTAAGTGAGTGTTTTCCTAACTCTTGTTTTAATTCGGCATATTTATCCATCTAACTATTCCTGTTGTGTATTGTTTATACCAGCGACCGTAGGGAGCAATCCAACTGGTATGATCTATCATAATTTGTAAAATTTTATTATCGC